TGCCCAATAGCGCGTTATCTTCTGCAACCGCTGTTTCCATCGCAACTACTTCTGCGAATGTTGGGTTAGCTGCTGCGAAAGATGTTGGTGCGTTGATGCCAGATGTGTTTGCGATACCTGTTGGCTGACCAGATGAACCTGAACCCTGCAATGCACCGTTGTCGATTGCTAGTGCGATACCTGTTGAAAGGTCGTTACGAACTAGGTTCTCGATGTCTAGTGAAGATTGCATCATCATCAAGCGTGTGATGTCAGTGAATGCACCAACTGTTTTTGGTGACATTGTGACCTGACCGAATATTGGCTCACTTTCAGAAGATGCTCCACCTTCTGTTGCAATCCAACCAGCAGTTGATGCAGCAGTCTTTTTAGGGATTTTTACGTCACCTTGTAGACCTGTCAACATTGTCGCGCCAGCTTGCATCACAGATGATGCGTTGCGTAGCACGTCAATGAAGTCACCGCCGCGATACGCTTCTGCAACCATTGCGCTATCGTCTGATGTGTTCAGATCACGCTGGTTCCATGAACGTAGCACGTCATGTGGCATGTATAGACCTTGTGGGTCTGCACCTGCACGGCGAGCCGCTTCGCGTGACGCTTCAAACTCGAACTCTGCTTCGGCTTGAGCGTTACGGTCAGTTGGGTTAGCCATCGCACGGATTGCTTTCATCAAAGAGAAGTTACGAACTTCTTTCTTTGTTAGACCAATCTCTTGTGTGTCTAGTGGCTGGTTGCCAATCGCTTCTAGTAGCTCACCACGGAACTCTGCTAGTGAACGACCATTTTTCACAGCTTCGTCTGCCATATCGCGCTTGTTATGTTTTGCTGCAAGGCGATACATCTCTGCTGTGTCTTTAGCTGCGGAACGTGCTGCTTCTGCGCGAACCGCCTCTACGTCTACTTGTACTTCTTCTGACATAGTAGTTTCCTCTTTACGAGTTTCAGTTACGGGTTTTGCGGGTGGCGCTTCTGCTGCACGACCTACCCCGACTGTCCTGTCCGCGGGTATGCTTACAACCGAAACCTCCATTGGTAGCCAATTATCAACGCGGTAGCTACCCGCCTTGTCCTCGACCATTGAGTTGACATGATAGCCAACAGAAATGTTGCTTCTGATACCGTCCACAACATCATCGAAAACCTCTTTGGCAAGCCCATTTCTTCCGAAACGCACTGTCGCACGCAAACGGCGTGCCGAGCCATCAAGGTCAACGTTCTCTACAACACCAATCTGCTGACGCGGATCGTGGTCAAGCAGTAATGGCATTGTGCCAGAGCGTGCAAAACTTAGGTCAATGCTGCGCTCATTGTGATCTAAGATTTCAGTGCCGAAGCTGCGCTCAACTGGCGCTTCGCTCGATACGGCGATTTGCACAGTGCGCTTTTCTTCGTCCACGACTTTATTCTCGAACATCATGCCCCGTGTCTGCATTTCAGCACGATCAAAACGCTCTTTGTCTTTGTATCCACGCTCTGCCACCTTGGTCAGCGTAGAAAAACGATGGCCTACCATGCGGCCTGAAGCCTCATAGCCATCCTCGCCCTCACGGTACACCTCAATCAACGCAGCAGGGTCATCTGCATCGCCGTTAATTGTGAAGTCACTGTCAGGCACATCAATAGAACCGTCACGCTCAATGCGTTCGATCTTGCCATAGGCTTCGCCGCCAGAACTATCCCAGCTTACAAAGTCGCCTACGCTTAGACCATCTGGCTCTGCACGAACTTCATCAGTCATTGTCTCATCCTCAATATCTGAGGGCAGTGTATCAGATTTATCCATATCTTGCATAGAGCGATCCTCTTTCTTCAGACGTTCTGCGATTTTACGGCTCCATGAGTACCCAGCATCACCGCCCCACAAGGCCCAAGCAATGCGTCCGTTAGATGGGTAGCCATCTTCACCTTGGCTGAAACCTTCAGCCTGTTTATCAACCTCATGTCGGCTGAAAAATGAGTACATGCGCTTAACTGTATCTTCTGACAAGTTCTTGCCATTCACAATGTCACGCGCTCTGGCAATGCCGACTTCCGTGCCGCCACGACCATATTCCTTACGCCAATCAAGCCCGCGTTGGGCCTCTGTCACCATTCCATCAGTCGGTTTGTACGGCATCTTCACCCTCCGCAGGCACAGGTAACTTATCGCCAAACGGCTGATAAGCCATGCTTAGGCCAAACTCGTCAGCCATTTCCTTGTCACGCTGGATTTGCGCAAACGTATCTTCAGCATCGCGTCCATAATTCGCAGCAATGTCAGAGTGCGAAATAATGCCATTTTGCAAGCCAACAACAGCCGCATTCATCTCTTTCAGCGGGTCAACCCACTGGAAGCCACGACCACGCCATGTCACGTCCTGTGTGAACTTGAACATCTTTGTATCGCCAGAAATAGGGATGAAGCCCATGTCCATGACGTTTTCCAGCCACATACGGTAGAACGGGTCAAGGAAGTGGTCGATCATAAAGCGATGCAATGTCTTGTAGAAGTCACGTTCTTCTAGCGCACCCTGACGAATAGACGAATAGCTTGTGCCTTCTAGGTCATTCGCAAGTGACGTGTAACTAACCCCAAGACCACCCGCGATCCCACGCAGAATAGACTTCTCAAAGTCAGCAAAAGCAGAGGTTGGGTGTGTCGGATCAAAGGGAGTAAACGACACACCCGCTGGGAGTTGGTGGAACGTCCCAGCTTCAGCATCGTACAGCGGAACGATGCTATCTTCATCGTCATATCCGTCAGCGGTGAAGCCATCGCCAGCGGGTGACGTAAAGAAACCCATTTTTGCCGCACCAGTACGGGCAGCAATCAGTTCCGCTTCTCTGTAACCGTGAAGCATTTTAAGGGATGTAATAGCAGCAGATGACCACGGAACGCCGCGTGTCTGCCCAGCGCGTTCAATGCGGTAGATGTGCATCATATCTTCGGCTGGGACGACCTCATACTTCCGCTCATTCGCAGGCACCATGTAGTCATAGTCGCCCTTGTGATATGTCAGCACATGATATGCGACAGGGCGCTTTGTATTTCTATCTAGCTCAATGCCCATACGGATTTGATTGCCGTTAGGCGCTGTTTCGTTCTTTTCTTCGTCAATGCGATCAGGCTCAATGATCTGCAATGCAATGCCGTGACGCAGGTAGCGACCTTTTACGACCTGTAGGAACACTTCACCGTCACGCGCCATGCCCGTAATGATGTGATTGCACAGGTCTACCATCGACATGCGACCATCTACAGTCGGGCCACCCATGCGCGAAAACTCACGCCATGCGCTTTCTACAATGTTATTTCCAGCGCGATCCAAGCGATTATCAGGATTACGCCCGCGAACTTGTACATTAAACCCATTTTCACCTACGACATTGACCCTAAGAAGCTGAAGATAACGACGGAAATATTCATTATTTCGCTCAAGGTCACGACTGCGATTTCTAATATCACGCAAAGCCCAGCGGATTTCACTATCTGCGCTCCTGTTGGAACCAGTAAAGTCGCCAAAAAGGCGACCCTTAGCTGCTGCTGCATAATTTCGCTTTTTCAGCGGTTTTGGCGACCGCTTGAACATGTCTAATATGCCCATCAGCTAAACCTCACTTTGACTGTGTGATGTGTTGTTTTACCTAGCTTGATGCGCTCCATTTGCTTATGACGATTTACCTTGGCCTCGTATCTATCGTGCAATTCTTGCAGTTCAGCGTAACTATATTTAGTCAGAGAACGCCCTTCGATACTATAGCTGGATACGTCTGCATCAGCCTTGCCTAGCAAGATGCTTTCAATCTTAACTAGCATTTTTTCTTCAAATAAACGCGGATCAGCTTGGTTGTCGTCCAAGTCCACAATCGCAGTAAATGCACCACGATCAACAACGATGCGATCACCTGTTGCCGTTTTTGTGACTTCTAGCTGCCAGTGGTAGTAACCAGCAGTAAAGGCTGCTGATGTCGCGCTATCCACCGTAATCAGATAAGTGCCATCAGTCTCCGTTGCCGCAACCTTGATCTCGTCTGCCCCACCGCCAGTAATCCGCGCCACATATTCGACAGAGTAATCAGCCAATGGGTAATCGGTAACTAGGTCACTGCGTTTCCACTGAATGTAGTCACCAACCACGATCTCAGTAGGTTCACCTTCTCTAGCCTGATCCGCGTCAAATAAGTTAGCCATTATGTATATCCATGCACAAAGCTGCTTCGACGTGGCATTGCTGGACGCCGATTAGGGGTGGGTTTGCCCGATTGTACCCTATTTTGTGCTTGTTTGTACAGCACCTCTGTATTGACATTCAATAAAGATAGTGCCGCAGTCGCATAAACGCGGCAATCCAAGGCTTCGTTGCGCTGCCTGATTTTTACCCACTCACGTCTGGGGCGACCCTTGAAATACTTTACTACACGCTTTTCAGCAGTCAACATTCTAAAGTATTCCTCTGGGCGACCAATAGGGAAGTGACAAAAGCCCTCACCTTCATCTTTGATTTTCAAACGTGCGTAAACCAGCTCTTTTGCCGTATCCACGCCAACAGGAAATAGGTTGATCTTACCAATGTTATTTTTCGTCGGTCTACCCGCAATCGGCTTACCCTCACCGCCAATACCCTTGATCGCAAAGATACGCTTACCTGCACGCGGCCTCACATAGTTGTAAACCTGCTGTGTATAGTGACCGCCGCTGTCGATGCAGGCTGAACGAACAATCATCTCACCCTGCGTGCTATGTACAAACTTTTGTTGCAACACCTCGTCCAACTGATGCCAAAGTTCCACGCTAGAAGGATCGCCGTAGATCGTGTTGTACTCTATCGACCAACTTTCCTCGCCACGACCCCAACCAACAATCTCGTATTCCAAACGGTCATCCTGAACGTCAACGCCAGCCGTAATCAGCAGAATATCGGCAGGCAATTCATCGCCAAAGTCCTCTCTGCGCTCAATTAGGTCAAATTCGTCAAGAGTTTCGCCTTGATCGACCCATGTTTCGCCTAAAGTGGTGTTTACCCATGTTTTTAGCCGCATTGGATCGCGTTTTGATGCCAAAAAGTCGGAAACGATGTCTTGCAGGCTCGTCCAAGGCGAATAAAGCGCGGAAATATGAAAACCCGCTGTTTTTCCATCTCCTGAGCCTGTTTTTACCCATTCACCCTTCCGAATTGCCCTAAATCGCTCCGCATCACCCATTCCGCAGCCGCATTCGTCGCAAATGTACTCAGCAGTATGCGGTTGACCATCATCCCAGCGCACATTTGCCCATTTCAACTCCATTTTAGCATCACAGTGGGGGCAAGGCACCATAAACTTGCGCTTATCGCTCTCCTCGTATGCGGCCTCGATGCGAGAAGCACCCTGTTCAGTCGGCGTACTCACCAAAATAATCTTCTTGTTAAAAAATGTGGTCGCACGCTTCTTCGCCAACGATACTGGATCGCCTTCAGTGCCAGCAGAGATGGGATAGCGGTCAACTTCGTCACACAAGATCAATCGACACGGGCGCGATGCCAAGCTAGAAGGCGAGTTGGCACCACATGCAGTAATGTGACCACCCGCAAACACCTTATGTAGCGTTGTGTTGCCACTGCTGCGGCTCTTAGGATCGCCAATCTTGTCCCACAAAACCTGCGTATCACGAATGGCAGGCGCTAAACGGTCTTTGCTCCAAGTCTGCGCCATCTCCAATGTAGGCTGCACAACCAGCATAGGCGCTGGGTCTTGGTGTATGTGAAAGCCAACAACATTGTTGATAAGTTCAGTCTTACCGATCTGCGCTGCCGTCATCAGAACGACAGTCTCAATCTCAGGATCACTGACAGCATCCATCATGCCGCGCTGATATTCGGCTCGACTAGTCGTCCACCTGCCTGGTTCCGCAGATGCCTCCGGGGACAATCGGCGAAACTCGTCGGCCCACTGCGAGATCGTCAGGTCAGGAGGCGGTGCCGCCGTCCGCAGTGCCTTCTCCGTCACCATCTTCATCATCGGATGCCCGGACAGGATTACGGACTTCGACCCGCATTTCCGAGAGTTCTGCGAGCGCTTCATTCACCTTCACCTTCAAGACTTGTTTAGCCTCGGCCAGCGTCGGCGCAGCCTGCGCGTCAGCAGCCGCTGTCGTTGGTATAGATAACATCTTTGCGCGCATGTTGGCGACCACCTCGATCCATGCCCGCTCGACATCGGACGCCGGGATCAATGCGTTTGCCATTTGCTCGCGTTCCATTTCGGCCATATCCGCCTTGGCCTTTGTCAGCCTCGCGCGGTGGGTCGCGTAATCATCTGCGCCCGCTTTGACATCGCCCTTCAATGCCCGTTGGCGCAGATAATGGATATAACCGCGAACCACTGGAACCAGCTCATATCGGCCACGACCCGCGCGCGGGATAACGCCCTCGTTGACCAGTTGCGTCACGCGCTGCGGCGTCAGGTCGAGCAAAGAGCAGATCGTCTTGAGCGGGAATGTCTGCGGTGCTGCCACTATCTCGCCCACCTGTTGAATAGCCTGCGCAGAACATATGACCGCAATAGGCTGATCGCCGTGAATGCCGCCCCGATGGCGAAGCTGTGCGCCAGCGTGACCTGATATCCGAAGGCGGGCAGGACGATGATATTAGCCAAAACGCTGATCAAATAGCCAATCAACACGTTTGCCACCGCCTCCACAAAGCTCATTCTTCTTGTTTGCATAATCGATAACTTAGCTGACCGTGATGGCTTCCTTCTGGTCTTGCCTCATGCAAGGTGCCAGACACCACGGCCAGCATCCCAATCCTATCCGCCAATCCGCTGTTTGCGCAAGGCCGAGAAGGTCTCGCCTCCACCCTCAAGAACCGCATCCCGGCCAGTGAACTCCTGCCACCGCGTGACAATCACATCGCAATATTTCGGGTCCAGCTCCATCAGGCGCGCTGCGCGCCCGTTCTTCTCCGCCGCAATCGCTGTTGTCCCACTCCCCGCAAAGCTGTCGAGAACCAGGTCACTGCCCTTCGTGTTGTTCAGCATTTGATACTCGAACAACTCAACAGGCTTCATCGTCGGATGCTCTGCATTTCGGCTGGGACGGTCAAATTCAAGGATTGTCGTCTGCTTGCGATCCGTCGCCCAGAGATGCGCCGCCCCGTCCTTCCAGCCGTAGAGACACGGCTCATGCTTCCAATGGTAATCCTGTCGCCCCATCACCATCGTCTGCTTTTTCCAGATCAGGCACTGGCGAACTGTCCATCCGGCATCCTTTGCGGCCCCTCTGAAATTGTATCCCTCGCTGTCGGCATGCCAGATATAGAAAACCGCGCCAGCCTTCATGACCGCGTCCGCAGCCACATAGGCATCTCGCAGGAATTGGCGGAACCCATCGTCCTCCATCTTGTCGTTCTTGATGGTCAAGGCGTCCTTGGTCTTGCCTTCATACGCGACGTTATATGGCGGATCGGTCAGCCACATATCCACCAGCCGCCCTTCGCAGAGACGCTCCAGTTGGTCGATGCTGGTGCTGTCGCCGCACATCAGCCTGTGATTGCCAAGAACCCAGACGTCTCCTTCGACCGTCACTGGTTGCTCCGGCACCTCTGGAACTTCGTCGTCGTCGACAAGACCCTCGGCAATCGCCTCGGCCAGAAGGGAAGCCAGTTCATCGTCGTCAAACCCGGTCAGCGACAAGTCGAAATCCTCGTCGCGCAAGTTCCGCAGTTCAAGCGCCAGCATCTCGTCGTCCCACCCGGCATTGAGCGCCAGTTTGTTGTCCGCGATGATGTAAGCCCGCTTCTGCGCCTCGGTCAGATGCGACAGCCGCAAGCACGGAACCTCTTTCATTCCGAGACGCTGCGCAGCCATCGTCCGACCGTGGCCCGCGATAATAACGCCGTCCGCATCGATCAGAACCGGGTTCGTGAACCCGAATTCCTTGATCGAACCCATGATTTGCTGGACCTGCTCGTCGCTATGCGTCCGCGAATTGCGTGCATATGGGATCAGTTTATCGGTCTCAACATACTCGATTTTTTGCTTCGCCACGTTATGCCTTCCTTATATTAAAGGACGTTTTTGTGTCCTGACGCTAGAAAACTATCGGGGCGCGAAATACCCGCGGGGGATATCGGCCCCAAAGGAACCGTTTTATTCCATATCTTGTTCCAGACTCCATCCCATTCCCATATGTTGTGCCTATCTGAAGCGAGCGGTCAGCAAGGCTTGCCTTAGTTCCCGACGCAAGATGGCTGGATATGCTTTGCGCGCGTATTTACGCATTCGGCTGTCAAAGTTGAAGCGGGCGCGATATGACGGCACGTTGTTTGTTAGGTGCAGCCGCTTGACCACACGCTTCTTTGATTGCCGCTCGAAGACACCATTCCCCGCCCGGAGCGCGAGCGGGTGCGTTGACTTCGGAACGAACATCTTAGAGTTGGGCTGGCTGACCTGCGTCAATATCTTTGAGATCGATGCGCGGCTCATATTGCCTGCGGCGGTGAGCCGAGTGTTTCTGGTCGGCAGTGCGTATCGGAACGGTGCGGCATTGCGGTTGCGACCGCGCAGCGCGCTTTCAAATGCCTTTGGCTTACGACCGCCACCGCTATCCTGCACTTCCAAATAGTTTTGCCGATTGGGTGGGACGTTGCTCCCTCCGCCACGGTTCTTTCGCTTGACGACCGCGCGCAGGTTATTCTTTCGGGCTGGCATAAAGAAGAACGCATTGAGCGTCCAAGGCACTGGCTTGTTGAACAGGTTGGGCATGTCGCGCTTGTTTTGCTCGACTAGCGTTTTGGCTGTCAGCGTGAGCGACTTGGCAGCGGCAAACGGCATCTGCCGCATGACGAGATTACCCATCCTGCGGTTCGAGTCTGCCGTGTTGCCTCTGAGTTGAAACGCGATCATGCGGCGATCCTATCACTAGACCCGATCCATGTCAGCCGCCCACATAACCAGTCGCTCTGCGTTGGGGGATGGCATGACCAC